TAGATATGCCAACAGACAAGAAAGATTCACGGTTAGCTAGAGCAGGCGTAAGCGGTTATAACAAACCTAAGCGTACACCTAGCCATCCAAAGAAAAGCCATGTTGTTGTAGCCAAGGTAGGCGACCAAGTTAAGACAATCAGGTTTGGTGAGCAAGGCGCTAGTACAGCAGGCAAGCCCAAGGCAGGCGAAAGCGAAGCAATGAAGAAGAAACGCGCTAGTTTCAAAGCTCGTCACGGCTCTAACATTGCTAAAGGCAAGATGTCAGCAGCTTACTGGGCAGATAAGGAGAAGTGGTAAATAATAAAAATATTACTTGACTTTTATAGCATTTTGTGTTATAATAGAGCTGTAGTATATAACAATAACTTATAAAAACTGTCCTAAATGGAGAAACAGTATGATTGATAAAGAACTTGAGCAGTATTACGATAACTACCGCACTATGTTTATGGATGCTGGCTGGAAACAACTACAGCAAGACCTGATGCAGAACGCTACTGTTATCAACTCAGTTGAAGCGTGTAAAGATGGTAATGACCTGTACTTCCGTAAAGGGCAACTGGCAGTCATTGCAAACATCCTCAACTTAGAAGCTCAAATCAAAGCAGCCGAAGAGCAAGCTAACGAGGAACCAGAAGAAGTAGAAGCGTAATGGCTCTGCTTTTTGATTTTAAATGTGAAGATGGACATGTCAATGAAAGACTTGTCAAATCTGGAGTAACACACACACCTTGCTTAGATTGTAACAAGATGGCTGAAAAGATTATATCTCCTGTACGTTCTGCTTTAGACCCCATTAGCGGTGATTTTTTAGGTGCAACCGAGAAGTGGGCGAAGAACCGTCAGCAGAAGATATTACAAGAGAGAAAGGCTAACTCGTAAGAACCCTTTCATAATATAAACCTCCACAATGATTTAGATCACGGAGTTTAATAATGGCAACACTCATAGACGAGCGTCCAGAAGACGAAGACGAAGTAAACACCGCTCAACAGGAGCCTGAATATCAGCAACCTCCTGAAGAAGACATACCAGAGAAGTACAAAGGGAAGAGCACTGCAGAGATTGTACGGATGCACCAAGAAGCTGAGAAGCTCCTAGGGCGGCAGAGTTCCGAGGTAGGTGAGTTACGCGGCGTAGTCGATCAATATATAAAGACACAACTCGACAACCAAAAAGCACCAGAACCTGACGAAGAAATAGACTTCTTCTCAGACCCTGACAAGGCCGTCAGGAGAGCTATTGATAATCACCCTAAGATTAGGGAAGCCGAAGCAGTAACACAGCAATACAAAAAGTCTACAGCACTTTCACAACTACAGCAGCGTCATCCTGACATGCAGAATGTGCTACAAGACCAGAAGTTTGTTGACTGGATTCAAGGTTCTAAGATTAGAAAACAGCTCTTTGCTCAGGCAGACAAGCAGTACGATTATGATGCAGCAGATGAACTCTTCACAACGTGGAAAGAACGTCAACAAGCGGTTAATCAAACTGTAGCGTCTGAAATGGCAGGTCGTAAAGCTGCTATCAAAACTGCATCAACAGGCACAGCTCAAGGCAGTGGAGAGACGCAAGGGAAGAAAGTTTATAGACGCGCCGACATTATTAAACTAATGAGGGACGATCCAGAACGATACTTGGCTTTATCTGATGAAATCATCAAAGCCTATTCAGAAGGGAGAGTCCGACACTAAATCTTTAAGGACTTTATATTATGGCAACTTCAGTATATCCCGCTATGGGCGGTGCAGTAGACAACACTAGCGCAGCAACTTTCATTCCACAAATCTGGAGTGACGAGGTTGTAGCAGCTTATCAGACTAACTTGATTCTTGCGAACCTTGTTAAGAAGATGAGCATGTCAGGCAAGAAAGGCGATACCATTCACGTTCCTAAGCCTGTCCGTGGTACTGCTAACGCTAAACTAGCTAACACCGCTGTTACTATCCAGAACAATGTTGAATCAGAAGTACTGATCAGCATCAACAAGCACTTCGAGTTCTCACGTTTGATCGAAGACATCACCAACGTACAGGCTCTCGCTTCACTGCGTCAGTTCTACACTGGTGACGCTGGCTACGGTTTGGCCAAGCAAGTTGACGATGACCTGTTTGCTCTGGGCAAGTCTCTGGGTAACGGTAACGGTTCTTCTTGGGCACACAGCGCTTCTTTCCAGATTGGTGCTGGTTCAGCTCTGGAAGCATACGACATTGATGGCACTGCTGACGTAGGCGCTTTCACTGACGCTGCTTTCCGTAACCTGATTCAGAAGCTTGATGACGAAGACGTACCAATGGACGGTCGTAGCTATGTTGTTCCACCTGCTCTGCGTAACGCTATTATGGGCATTGACCGCTACATGTCTTCTGACTTCGTAGACGGCAAGGGTGTTAAGAACGGTCAGATTGGTAACCTGTACGGCGTTAACGTATATGTTTCTAGCAACTGCCCAACAACTGAGACAGGCGTTCGTGCTTCTATTCTGTTGCACAAAGACGCTATGGTTCTGGCTGAACAACAAGGTGTTCGTTCACAGACTCAGTACAAGCAAGAGTTCTTAGGCACTCTTTACACTGCTGACACTCTGTACGGTACTCAAGTACTCCGTCCAGAAGCAGGCATCGTACTAGCTGTTCAAGGCTAATACAACTGAACGGGGATTCTTCGGAGTCCCCTTTCTTTATTCTTTTTATTATATTCTTTTGTTTTCCTAGGAGCTACAATGGCTATATTCAGAGGTGAAGGTGGTGCTGGTGATTCTACCAACGACGCTACTCTTAGCCTAGTCACTGCCCAAGCTGTTATAGCTTCTACGAAAGCAAGTGAGTCTGCCGCTAGTGCAGCTACAGCGTCCACACAAGCAACCACAGCAACTACCAAAGCCGCTGAAGCCTCTGCTAGTGCAGCAGCCGCAGCAGCTAGTGCGTTAGGTGTAGATGTATTCGCAGATGCAGCAGAGCTGTCAGCAACTAACGCAGCTACTAGCGAAACTAACGCAGCCAATAGCGCTACTTCAGCATCTACTTCAGCTACAAATGCTAGTGCCTCTGAGACAGCCTCAGCAGCCTCTGAGAGCGCTGCAAGCACATACGCTACCACAGCTACCACTAAAGCGTCAGAAGCAGCCACAAGCGCTTCTAGTGCGTCTACGAGCGCTTCTACAGCCACTACCAAGGCTACTGAGGCATCTTCTAGCGCAACCAACGCTGCTGCGTCAGAGAGCAACGCAGCTACATCAGCATCTAATGCTTCCTCTAGCGCCTCTAGCGCAGCTACTAGCGCATCAGCAGCGTCTACCTCTGCCAGCAACGCAGCTACCTCTGCAAGCAATGCAGCTACTTCTGCATCAACAGCGTCTACTAAGGCTGCTGAAGCAGTTGTTAGCGCAGGCAATGCAGCCACTAGCGCGACTAACGCAGCTAACAGCGCTACGTCTGCATCCACAAGCGCAGCTACGGCAACTACACAAGCAACTAACGCAGCTAACAGCGCTTCTACAGCTTCTACAAGCGCGTCTAACGCAGCCACTAGCGCGTCTAACGCAGCCACTAGCGCGTCTAACGCAGCCACTAGCGCCTCAGCAGCTTCTACTAGCGCTACAGCATCAGCTACGTCAGCGTCAGCCTCTGCAGGTAGCGCAACAGCCGCAGCAGCTAGTGCTAGTGCAGCAGCGACAAGTGAAGCCAACACAGCAGCAGCGGTTAGCCTAGCTATTGCTAACTTAGTAGACTCTGCTCCTATAACATTAGATACATTAAATGAACTTGCAGCAGCTTTAGGAGATGATGCTAACTTCTCCACAACAGTGACAAACGCTCTAGCTACTAAACTAACTTCTTCTTCTACTTTAAACGCAGACAACATGACTACTGGTACGCTTGACGGCGGAACTTACTAAAGGTAATTAACTATGGCAACAACTATTGTAACAAAGAATAGCTCTACAGCTTCTGCCGTCCCTACAGCAGCTCAGTTGGTTCAAGGTGAACTGGCGGTCAACGTAGCGGACAAGCGTATCTTTACAGAGAACAACGCAGGTGCTATTGTTGAGCTTGGTACTAATCCCTCAGCAGAGATTGTAGCCAACGGCGGCATAGCTTTACCAGACAACGGTAAGGCTACATTTGGTGCTAGTGATGATCTACAGATTTATCATGATGGTAGTAATAGTTACGTTCAAGATGCAGGAACAGGCGACCTTATTGTTCGTGCAAACAACTTGGCTTTACAAGCAACGAGTGGTGAACAGTACGCGGCTTTTGTAGCAAATGGTTCGGCTAGTTTATTTTATGATAACGCTCAAAAACTAGCCACCACAGCCACAGGCATAGACGTTACTGGCACAGCCACGATGGATGGGCTTGTGTCGTCAGGAAACGCTAAGATAGGTGAAGGTGTTGCAAGTAACAGCGCCAAGCTGATGGTTAATACAGCATCTGGCGCATCTGCGGGTATTCAGCTTTTTCAAGACGGCACTGAAAGTTGGGTCATACAGAACCCTGCCTCGACTACCGCGTTAACCTTCGCCAACAGCAACACAGAACGCCTTAAAATAGCCAACAACGGAGACATCAGCTTCTACGAGGACACAGGCACAACGCCATCCTTTGTATACACAGCGGCAAGTACATCATTAAAACTGACAGGTAGAGAAGTATCTAGGAGTAGTGGTGGATATGCTTTTGAAGTGGACAACGCTACTCAAGGGTCAAATATGTCAACCTCTGGCCCTTTTAATATTAAGGGTTATGCAGGTAATCAGCTTACTGTAAACGGTTTAGGTGATGTAAGTTTCTACGATGACTCAGGCAATGCTAAGTTGTTCTGGGATGCGTCTGCGGAGTCTTTGGGTATTGGGACTAGTTCGCCTCAAGGAGACAGACTCTCTGTAGTAGGAAGTAATTTAGACAATGATGATGACTTAATTACTTTAGGTGGAGCGTATACTTCAAGCACTGAGTTTCTTGCATCAATAGGAACACACCACAGCGATGTCAATAATGGCGGTATTAAGTTTTCTACTAAACAAAATGGAACTGTTGCAGAGCGTCTAAGGATAGACCAAGCAGGCAACACCTTCTTTAAAGGTTCTGCAACATCTAATCAGCTTTTATTAGGTGTTGATAATAGTAATATCTTTTTACGTTCTGTAGGTAGTGCTCCTTTTCTGTTTCAAAATAATGGAGCTGGCACTATTGTTTCAATGTTACAAAACGGCAACGTGGGTATTGGTGAGAGCAACCCATCAACTTGGAAACTCCACGTTAAAACCACGGATTCAAACTCTTTGAGGCTACTTAATTCAACAGGCTCTGGAAATACTATAGACTTTGTAGACCAATCGTGGCAGTCGCAAATACAAGGTAGTGCAGGCTCTCTACTATTTAAAACTGGTGGCACAACAGAACGCCTACGCATAGACTCATCAGGCAATGTGAACCTAATCACGGCTAACGACACAGCAGGAACATTTAAGTTTTTAACTTTTGGAACTAATAATTATAACAG